CATTTTTGGTTCCCTAATTTTTAGAGCTTCGTGGCATCCGTTCTCTTTAAATTGCTTCTGCCAAAATTTGTATGTGTGTTTCTCATCAAATACATCATTAAGCCAAGTTACTGCACTTCGTCTCATCCCGCAAACGTCCCTAGTGTAAGAAACATATAATTTAGTAAGAATTAATCTTAAGCTAAATTCGGGAACTTCAATAACTGATCCATCACCACAAGTAAACTTTATTGTTGAAGCGTAGGGATTCTCAATTAAGAATCCGCCGCCTTTTGTTTGGGTGACTTTTGTTTTTAGTTCTGACATTGTTTTGACTCCTTTTGTAATTGGTTTACTTTTTTTTCTAATTGTTTGATGTAAATTTTAGCGTTATCTAATTCATCAAATAACGCCAAATTTTTATCTTGTAGCTTATAAATTTGTAGTTCGTAAGCATAATAAGGATTTGAATAACCCATAGTTTAAATGTCCTTAAGTAGTTGATGTACTTGTTGGGTTCTCTCTTCTAATCTTGTAGCTAACGTATTAGTAATAACGATAGCTTGCCAAGTTAAAATTAAGAACGAAAAAATTAAAAGATAAGTTCTCATAATTAGGAAGGGATAAAAAGGAGCTAGTAAAAAAACTAACTCCTGATGTAATTTTATTTAATCATCCAATACCAATTTTACAAAAGTTGGAATTGAATGAAAAAAGTCAAAGTTGTTTGACTCATCAAAAGGATTAACCTTAAGCCAAAGCCTACCAGACCTCGAATAACATTTTTCATATCTAATTTTTTTAGATATTAAAATTTTTTCGTATTCTGGAAATATACAAGTGTTACCTATCATCGAATTAATCCCACGCTACTTTTATAACTAGAAATTTTCTAGTTGCATTTTCTGGATCAGAATCCACAAAACGTGACAGTGTGATTAACTCAATATCTCCCTCATTTATTACGAATGAGGGAATCCTATCTATTGCCTTAAGGATGGCTTTCTGATCTTTTGTTAAAGTCATCAAGCCACCTCATATTTAAGTCTTAAGTGTTCTCTAGTTATAGAGTCCTTAAACAATAAAGTATCAGGATGTTTTGGATGCTTACTGTTAGTAGCTTCAATGAACATCATGTTATCAATAAAATATTTTTTATCGATAAACTTTTTTGATAATGCAATATCAAATGCAAGCATATAATTATTCATCATTTCTATATTTAGAAACGATTGACGCTTGCGAAGTTCGGCAAGTTCCATAGGAAGGTAATAATTAAATTGTCTAGGATCTTTTATTGTCTTTTCCTTTTGTAATTTCTAAATGATGCGTAGTTATCGAAATAAGCTAGATACAGTTAGAGAGAAAAAGACAAAAGGTAGAAAATCATATATTGCACATAAGGAAAATAAATTTTCACACCATGTGCCAATTTTGATAATATACCATATTGATATAATTACATCAAAGTAATATAAAAGTCAAGTTTATTAACAAATATTTCTAAGTCCCTCCAGAATCGCTTCAGACAGGCGATATTTTCTAAGGTACTATCATACCAAAGTTATATTACAGTGCTATCACAGAGGCTTCTAGGCACCTTAGAGCATATACGGGGAGGTGTTGCAAAAAATTTTTTTTATATGCCAGGCCGAGGAACTTAAATATATATCCTAAATCTTCGTTACTTTGGCTCAACTTTAATTGAAAGTTCTGGAGCTTGGATGTTTACTGTCTCTACAGATTCACCTATTACTTTACCGAGGGAGTCTAGAATCTGTGCTGCTGTTTGTAATTGACCTTTTTTAACTGCTTTATTGAAAAGACGTACTCTCATTGCTTGAAGGCGAGGAAGCATATTTTCTCTATCTTTATCCCAATCTTCGGTATTCCAGTGTTTTACTTTATCCCAATCTTGCCAAGCTGTTGTTTCTGAGATTCCTTCAATTTTTGAATGTTCTATTACAAGTTGACGAGTAGTTTGACCATCTAATTGACGAGAGTAAAGACGTTGAGCACGTTCTTGAACCTTTTCTGCTGTAGAGCGAGCTACGAATCTAGGTCTACCACGTTTTTTTGTTTGAGCTATTGGGGGTGTAATATCGTTGGGAAAGGTAGAAGAAGCCACGGACTTAATCTGAGAGGGGTTAATAATCGAATAATAACCTAAAAAAGCCAAATTAGGCTATAAATAGGGGGTATAGATTGAAATTTCTGTTATTTTTGAGTTTATGGCGGTAAAAAACAGACCAGAAATTAGTTTAAGGTATGCACAGGGGGAGGTATTTAATTGTGATAAGAGATTTCGGGTATTAGTTGCAGGAAGAAGATTTGGAAAATCATATTTATCCTGTATTGAACTGCTCAGAGGAGCAATCAATCGACCTGGAGAGGTTTATTTTTATTGTGCTCCTACTTATCGGATGGCAAAAGATATTGCATGGAAAGAATTAAAAAGATTAGTGCCAAAAGTATGGGTTCAAAGCAAGAATGAGACAGATTTAAGGTTGGAATTGATAAATGGATCAACTATTGAGTTGAAGGGTACAGAGAATGCGATGGCATTAAGAGGTAGGAGCCTAGCAGGGGTTGTATTGGATGAAGCAGCCTTTATGGATCGAGATGTATGGGCAGAGGTTATTAGACCTGCTCTAGCCGATAAACAAGGGTGGGCATTGTTTATTTCTACACCTGATGGAACTGCGAGTTGGTTTTATGATATGTGGTGTTTTTGTGGTGAACAGGAGTGGGATGATTGGCAAAGATGGAGTTTTACTACGATAGAGGGGGGTAATGTTGCACCAGAAGAAGTTGAAGCAGCTAGGTCGCAATTAGATGCGAGAACGTTTAGACAGGAATTTGAGGCTAGTTTTGAAAATCTTACTGGTTTAGTTGCTGTTAGCTTTAGTGATGACAATATTGATAAGGAAGTAGAAGATTTACATATGCTGCCTTTGTTATTGGGGTTGGATTTTAACGTTGATCCTATGGCTGGAATCTGTGCATATAAACATAACAACAATTTGTATGTTTTTGATGAGATCATGCTGACAGGAGGTGCTACCACATGGGATTTTGCTGAAGAAGTTACAAGAAGGTACGGGGTAGATAGAAGAATTATTGCTTGTCCTGACCCTACTGGTAGTGCAAGAAAAACAAGTGGGGTCGGAGTTACTGATCATACAATCCTTAGAAGGTCTGGTTTTACTGTTCTTAGCCCTAAATCACCCTGGAAAATTAGAGATAAGATAACTGCCGTCAATACTGCATTACTTGATGCAAATGGAGATCAAAGAACTTTTATACATCCAAGATGTAAAGAATTGATAAAAGCACTTAGAACTCTTACATATACACCAAATACTGGGCTTCCTAATAAAAATCTAGGAGTTGACCATGCTTTTGATGCTTTTGGTTATCTTTGTCTACAACAATTTAATTTGGCAAAACCAGAGACATTAGGGCAGACTGCGTTTAGAATATATTAAGAACTACCTAATTCTTACTATGTACCATTCTACGACTAAGAAAAAGAAGAAGAAAAAGAAGGGAGGTAAAAAACGTGGCGAATGTTCCTGTAAATAAAGCGTTATACTCTAGGGTAAAAGCAGAGGCTAAACGTAAATTTGCTGTTTATCCTTCTGCTTATGCCAATGCGTGGCTTGTACGAGAGTATAAGAAACGTGGTGGTACTTATCGCACTGAGGCAAAAAAACGTGGCAAGAAGTAGTGGCGGTCTTACCCGTTGGTTTAAAGAAAATTGGGTTGATGTAAAGACAGGTAAGCCTTGTGGTCGTTCAAAAGGCGAAAAACGAGGCTATCCAGCTTGTAGACCTAAGAATCGTGTCTCAAGTAAGACACCTAAGACTGTTGGAGAGATGTCAGCAGCCGAAAAAGCTAGGTTTAAAAGAGAAAAAACAGGTAGTAAAAAGATAAGTTATCAACATAGACGTAAAAAGAAGAAAAAATAACTGTGAAAAACGCAGTTTCAAGGTAATATATTGTTATAAGTAAATTTTTCTTAGAATCATGGCATTTTTTCGTGGCGAAGAAGGCTCTGTATCATTTGATAACGGAACTGGATCAATTGGAGCTATAGCTTCTACAACAGGTTGGACTTTAGATGTAACTAAAGACACTCTTGATGTTACTGCTCATGGTGATACTTCAAGAAAAAATATTGGAAGTCTAATTTCTGGTTCTGGTACTGTTGATTTAATTTATACAGCAACATCAGGAGATGATACTGCTGAAATAATTTCAGATGTTTTAACTTCTGAAGATGCTGGCGATGCTTCATTTAACCTTTTCTTAGATACATCAGGATCTAAAAAATTAAGTTTTAATGGAATTATTACAGGAACTACATTTAGTTCAACAGTTGGTGATTTAAGCACAGTATCAGTTAGTTTTATAACTAATGGTGCAATTACTTCTGCTGCCTAATGCCTAAAGGATCTTATTCGAGTAAACAACGTAAACTTGCTGCGGTTGCTCCACCACGGGATAAGATCACTGCTGCTGATCTTAAAAAACTACGTTCTAAGAAAAAAAAGAAAAAGAAGTGAAACTTACCACTCGCCAAAAAAATCTCCTTGAAAAACACTCTGAGCATCATAGTGCGAAGCATATGGAGTTTATGAAAAGGCGAATGAGAGCAGGAGATACTTTTACTCAGGCTCATAAAAAAGCACAAGCAAAGGTAGGTAAATAATGGCTAGAAAAAAAGGAGTTAGTTTATCTGTAGGTAGAGGGGAAAAATCCAAGAAAGGTGGACTTACTGCAAAAGGTCGTGCCAAATATAATCGTGCTACTGGTAGTAATTTAAAAGCACCTGTTACTGAAAAGAATCCAACTGGTAAAAGAGCAGCTAGAAGAAAAAGTTTTTGTGCAAGAATGTCAGGAATGCCTGGACCATTAAAAGATAAAAAAGGCAGACCTACTAGAAAAGCGTTAGCTTTAAAAAGATGGAGGTGTTAATCAATGACTTATGCTGTACCTGGTCCGATTAGAACCAATATTGTTTCATCTACTTCTGTAGGTGGAATTGATAGTCCTTTTACTAGAACAAGAGCAGTTCTAGATATGATGAAAGGATGGGAAATAATGAAGGCTGTAACTGAAGGAACTGAATATTTAAGAGAAAATAGTGAAGCATTTTTACCATTAGAACCAAGAGAAGATTATGAGGCTTACCTTGCAAGAGTAAATCGTGCTGTTTTTTCTCCTTTCACACAAAGATTAATTAGAGCAGCTACAGGTCTTGTATTAAGAAAACCAATAACAATTACTGGAGATCCTTATTGGACAGAAATGTTTAAGATGGATGTTGATGGTTGTGGTTCTGATTTAGATGAATATGCAAGAAGAATATTAATGTGTTCTCTTACTTATGGTCAAAGTCATATTCTTGTAGATTATCCTGCACCTTCTGGTGCATTAAGTTTAGCAGAAGAAAGACAGCAAAATCGTAGACCTTATTGGATTGAAGTAGATCCTACAAATCTTTATGGCTGGAGATTAGATAGAGAATCTAATTATGGGAATCTTATACAGGCTCGAATTGCAGAAAAGGCTGTATTGCCTGATGGTCAGTTTGGTGAAAAGGTCTATGACCAAATAAGAGTAATAGAACCTGGTAGTTACAGAGTGTTTCGTAAGAAAGAACAAATCGAAGAAATGTATGATGTCTCTGATAACAGTGTGACAGGAAATTTTGAAATGGGATCAGCAGATAAAGATTATCAACAAGTTGAATCTGGTAGTTTTTCTCTTGGAGAAATACCTTTAGTTACTGTTTATTCTGGAAAAACTGAAAATTTAATAAGTAAACCACCTTTATTAGACATTGCATATTTAAATCTTGCACATTTTCAAAGACAAGCTGATCTTATCCATAGTTTGCACGTTGCATCTCAACCAATGCTTGTAATGGAAGGATATGATGATCAGACCAAAGACCTTGCTATATCTGTCAATTATGCAATGGCAACTCAGCCAGGTAATAAAGTTTACTATGTAGAACCAGCTTCTAGTGCTTTTGATGCCCAATCTGCTGAAATAAAAGAATTACAAATGCAAATGGCTACTCTTGGTATTAGTACTTTAAGTCAACAAAAGTTTGTAGCTGAAAGTGCTGATGCTAGAAGATTAGATAGAGTTGATACAAATTCTATGCTTGCTATGGTTTCTATGGAGTTAGAACAAAAACTTCAAAAATCATTTAATTTATCTGCTGAATATGTGGGTATTGAACCACCAGAAGTAAAAATTAGTAGAGATTTTGATATCGAAAGATTAATTGGTCAAGATATTACAGCCTTAACATCTCTATTCGATCAGCAAGTCATTGATAGAGAGGAATTTAGAGACATTTTAGTTCAAGGTGAAGTATTACCATCAGGAAATGAAGCCAAAACTGAATAGTTTGGTAAGATGATATATAAATACATACATTCTTATGGCTAAATCTTTAGACCATGTTCTGCAACCTGACGGAACATATAAATGGGAATTAGTAGAACAAAAAGCTAAAGTACAAGAAAGTGCTGAAGTTTGTCCTGCTCCTGCACCAAAAGAAACTAAGAAGAAAGTTTCAAAAAAGAAAACTACTAGCCCATTATCTGACTAATTCATGGCAATCGAAGAAAAAGTAATTCAGCCTGAGTCTGTGACCAACGCTGAACAGCCCGTGGCTGAAACTGCTTCACAACCAACTCAACCACAAGCACCTGATCTTACTGCTGTTAAAACACAGTATGAGGAAAAAATTGCAGCTTTGACAAAACAAATTGCAGAGGAACAAGAAAAGTTTAAAGGTGCAAAAAATAAACTTGATGAAGTTTATAAGAAAAAAGAAGAACAGAGAAAACAAGAATTAGAGGATCAAGGACAATGGAAAACTCTTTGGGAAGAAGCCAATAATACAAATCAAGGATTACAACAGGAAAATATGTCTCTAAAACAAAGTTTAGAAGACATGAAAACCTCTAATGAATTGGCTTCAACGAAAACAAAAGCATTAGCAGCTATAAGTAATCTTGGTGCTATAAATGCTGAACAAACTCTGGCTTTATTACAAAATAAGTTACAAAAAAATGCTGAAGGTAAAGTAGTTGTTCTTAATGGTGGAGTTGAACAAGATTTGAATACTTATCTTTCAAGTCTTAAAAATCCTGGAAGTGGTTGGGAACATCATTTCAAGCCTAGTAGTGCTGCTGGAATGGGTGCAAAGCCTAGTCCTATTGCAAATGCTTCTGGAGGTCAAGTAAATCCTTGGAAAACGGGCAACCTAACTCAACAAATGCTAATATCAGAACAAGACCCACAGCTTGCAGCAGTGCTCAAGCAAGAGGCACAAAAATAGTTAGTTTCTGTGAAACTAATCCCCTTATCTGTGATTAGGGTATCGCAAAACTTAAAAAGGTAAATCTGAATGGCTGCTCCGTTTCAGAATTACTCTGGCGGTGTCCTATTAGCGGATATCGTTAAGAGAAATAATCTCAGCACATATGTTTCCGAAGCTATCAAGGAACGTAGTGCATTTATTAAATCTGGTGCTGTTGTAAGAAACTCACTTCTTGACGCATCAGAAGGTGGAACAAGAATTCAAGTTCCAGAATTTAACCCAATCGCTCCAACTGAGGAAATCTTAGATGGTACAGCAACATGGGGTACAAGTAACTCTGGTTACTTGACACCACAGAAGATTGGTACAGGAACACAGATCGCAACTATCTGTCATAGAGGTTTTGCGTATGCTGTTGATGATGTAGCTGTATTGGCTGCTGGTGAAGATCCAATGGGTCACATCAGAAACCAAATTGCAGATGCTATTAACAAACTA